AGAGTATGGATGAATTAATGAAAAACATTGTTGAAAAATTAAATTTAAGTATAGATAAAGCACCAGAAATATATGAAGGATTAAAAAAACAGTATGTTATATATGATACTTGTAATATGATATTAGAAATATTATTTTTTATTGTGATAATAGGTTTAATGTTAGTGGTTATTTTTGGGCAAGAGGAAATAATTTCAAGAAAAAACCTTAAATTGATGGGAACAGCATTAATAACAATAATTATCATTGGAATAGGAATTTTAATATTTAGAAATATTAATACGCCAGATATAGTGTTTTTAAAAGGAATGATAAGGGGGTAAAAAAATGGATTTAAAATCAACCTATATAATCGACATTCTACTTTACATCATAGGTATATTTTTTAGTATTTCACTAATTTTTGTAATAGTGATTATGGCAGTTACGACAAAGAGATATATTAACAGGAGGAAGTAATGGTATTAAATAGACAAGAAAGACAAACAAATCAGAAAAAGAAATTTTTATCAAAATTATGGTACATTAAACGATTAATAGCTTCTAATGAAGAGAAAATTAAAGATAGAAGATCCATGTTAAAACATAATATTAAACCTATTGACTATGCAAAAGAACAAATAAAAGGTGGCAACAAATATAGTTGGGATAATTTAATTTATGAAATCGATAATTTAGAACGTGAAATTATAGACAATACTGTAGAGCTTGTTAAGACAGAAAGAGAAATATTTGACTGTATTAAAAACGTTGAAGATTTACAATATAGATTATTATTACAATATCGATACTTTGATTGTAAAGATTGGTTAGAAATTGATCACTTATTAAAAATTGAGGCTAATACGAGAAACAGAAAACATTCAGAAGCGCTAAAAGCTGTTAAAATTGATAAGTTTTTTCAAAAAGTAAAAAAAGATAAAACAAAGTAAAAGGAGATAAACAAAAGTAAGTAGGTAAGTGCTATAATAGTAATATAAGATTTTAGGTAGAGGACTCCCGAAGATAGTTAATTTTAATTTTTTTTATAAGCAGATGTGTACCGTAAACTTTTTATTTTTTTTCATAGTATTTAATCTCTACCTAAAATCGCCTATCAAATTTACTCCCTAGACAGTTTAACGACTGTCTTTTTTTATTTGTCAAGAAAGGATGGTGGAAAATTGGCAAGATTAACAACTAAACAAAAAGAATTTGCTGATGAGTACATCCTAAGCGGTAATGCGATGCAATCAGCAATTAAAGTAGGCTATAGTTTAAATTATGCAAAATCTCAAAGTCACAAATTGTTGGAAAATGTAGGAATAAAATCTTACATCGATGAACGGATGAAAGAGATTGAATCTAAGAAGTCAGCAACGCAACAAGAAGTAATTGAGTATTTAACATCGGTGATGCGGGGTGAGCATAAAGAGGAAATACTTATCGGACAGGGTCAAGGTTTCCAAGAAATAACCTATATTGATGTAAGCGCCAAAGATAGATTAAAGGCTGCTAATTTACTTAATAAAATCCATCAGGCAAGAGAGAGTAAGCAAGATGAAACTAAGAAAGAAGATAAGTTGGATGCCTATATAGCAAAAGTAGATGGTGAATTAGATGAGTTTATATGACCTATATACGCCAAAACAAATTGAAATATTAAAAAGAGTAAAAGAAAAAGATTTCTTTATCTTGGGGCTTCATGGAGCTAAAAGAACGGGTAAAACAGTAATCAATAATGATATATTCTTACGAGAGTTAAGACGTGTAAGAAAAATAGCTAATCAATTAAAGATTAAAGAGCCTATGTATATTTTAGCTGGAGTATCGAGTAAAACTATTCAAAATAACGTATTACAAGAACTCTATAACCGATATGAATTAGAAATAAAGTTTGATAAACACAATTCATTTACTTTGTTTGGTGTAAAGGTCGTACAGGCTTTTACAGGGACAATAGCTGGGCTTGGGGGTATTCGAGGTATGACAGCCTTTGGGGCTTATATTAACGAGGCTTCACTAGCAAATGAAACGGTATTTAAAGAGATTATCTCACGTTGTTCGGGTGACGGTGCAAGGGTAGTATTTGACACCAATCCTGACAACCCCGAACATTGGTTGAAAAAAGAATATATTGATAGCGAAAGCGAGAATATTATATCGTATCATTTTAGATTAGACGATAATACATTTTTATCAGAGCGATATATTAAAAATATCAAAGAATCAACCCCTACTGGTATGTTTTATGATAGAGATATCGAGGGACTTTGGGTAACTGGTGAAGGTATTGTTTATAGTGACTTTGACAGAAATAAACATTATTTTGATGATTATTCAAATATAACGTTTAAAAAGAAATTCGCTGGAGTTGACTGGGGATATAGTCACTATGGATCAATTGTTGTAATAGGCGAAAGTACTGACGGCAAATTCTATTTGTTAGAAGAACACGCTTATCAATTTAAAGAAATAGATGATTGGGTTGAAATTGCTAAAGAGATAAAAGCAAGGCACGGAAATATTACCTTTTATTGTGATAGTGCTAGACCTGAACACGTAGATAGGTTTTATCGTGAAAGACTTAATTCAGTTAATGCGAATAAAGAAAGATTAGCAGGTATAGAACAAGTGGCAAGGTTATTTAAGAAAGATAGCCTTTTTATTAATTCTAATGTTAAAAGATTTAAAGAAGAGATATATAACTATATATGGGATGAAAAGACAGGGGACACAATTAAACAATTTGATGATGTGTTAGACTCGTTAAGATATGCTATATATAGCTATATGAACAGACAAACAGCTAAAGTATTAAATAAAGCCCGATTAGGATTTTAGAAAGGAGTATAAATGCAATTATTAACTTATCCTAGAGTTGAATTTGATGAAAAGAACATCAAGAAAGAGTTAGTGGTTAAGCTTATAAGAGAACATGAGAAACAGCTACCTCGATTTAAGAAGCTTAAGAAATATTATTTGGGGGAACATGATATTTTAAGTAAACAACGTTCTAAAAATAAACCTAATTATAAGCCTGTATGTAATCATGCTAAAGATATAGCTGATACATCAACAGGGTATTTCATGGGAAATACAATATCTTATAGTAATTCTGAAGATACTGATATTGATGAATTATTAATAGCGTTTGACAATGCTGAGGTAGATGAATCAGACCATGATAATGCGTTAGATATGGCAATTTATGGTGTTGCTTATGAATATGTTTATGCTAGAGAAAATGAAAATATTTTAGATATAAAAAGCCTTGAAGTTGAAAATACGTTTATAGTTTATGATGATAGTATTGAACAACAACCATTGTTTGGGGTTTATTATTTCAAACGAAAAGAAAATAAGGCTGACACTGAAACATATCAAGCTGTTATTATGACTAAACAGTTTGTTTACTCTATAGTTTTAGAAGGCAAAGAAAAAGGTGTTATTTCTGATAAACCCACACCTCATAATATGGGTGATATTCCTATTATCGAATATAAAAACAATAAATATTCAATAGGTGACTTTGAACAACAAATAGGACTGATTGATAGCTATAATTCATTAACAGCTAATAGAATTAATGATAAGGAACAATTTATTGATAGTATATTGGTTCTATATGGTGCAAGGCTTGGAGATGATGAAGAAGAATCTATTAAAGCTATGGAGTCGTTAGCGGAACATAAACTACTAGAATTACATCCTGATGCACGAGCGGAATATTTAAGTAAAACATTGAACGAGAATGAAGTAGAAACGCTAAGAAATGCTGTTAAGCAAGATATATACACTTTTAGCCATATACCTAATTTAACTGATGAGAATTTCGCTGGGAATAGTTCAGGGGTTGCAATGGAGTTTAAGTTGTTAGGTTTAGAGATGATAACTAAAATCAAACAAAGATATTATGTTAAAGGTTTGAAAAAACGAATTAGACTATTTGCTAATTATTTAGGGTTAACTCAAATAGCTATTGACGCTAATAGTATAATACCTAATTTCAGTCGTAGTTTACCTAAAAACTTGTTAGAAATATCTCAAATAGTGAGTAATTTAGATGGAAAAGTAAGCCAAGAAACTTTATTGAGTCAAATACCTTTCGTTGAAGATCCTATGAGTGAAATAGAGAAAGTAAACGAAGAGAAACAAGAGAGTATAGCACAAAATCAATTATTATTAACAGGTGGAGAACATATACACAATACGCCAGTAGGTGATGAAGTAGATGAACAAGAAGAACAACGAGTACTGGGAACATAGAAAGGCTGAAATGATACACTCACAAATTGCAAGGGCTGATGTTACGTTTGATGAAATATCAAAGGTATATAACCACTCTAGAAAGCATGTTGAAAAGAGTATTAAGGGTATATTTAATAAATTTCAAGCTGAATACGGGCTTTCTAAAAAGGAAGCTGAACAAGTTATTAAAATAATGAGGACAAAGAACAAGAAGTTAATTCCAGCTTTATCCTTATTACCAAGCACGCCTAAAATTAAACAAACTATTGAAATGTTGAGTAGTGCAGCTTATGTTTCCCGTATTAATAGACTTCAAAAGCTATTAGATGAAATTGATAATATACAACGATATATTGCTAGAAATGAGATAAGAAAAACAACTGACTTATATAAAGATGTTGCAAAAAATGCGTATTATGGTAGTATTCATCAAATTCAATCACAAACTGGTATAGGTTTTAGTTTTAATGAGTTAGATGAAGAGTTAGTTGAAAGACTATTAGCTGTACCATGGGAGAATAAAAACTATAGAGATAGAGTGTGGGATAATGCAACAGAATTATCAAGCACTTTAAAAGATGAAGTAACACAAGCTGTACTTACTGGAAAGAGTGAGAAACTAGTAATTGATGAGATATCTAATAGATTTAATGTTGGAGAGTTTAAAGCTAAACGATTAGTAAGGACAGAAACAGCCTATATTAATAATGAAATGGAAGCTTTAAGCTATGTTGAAGCTGATATAGATAAATATAGGTTTGTGGCTGTATTAGACATCAGAACATCTCATATTTGTCGAGAACATGACCATAAAGTATATGATGTATCTAAAAGACAAGTTGGAGTTAACTTCCCGCCATTGCACCCCTTCTGTAGGTCAACAACAATACCAGTACTTGACACTGAAAACTTATCAGAACTATCTAGAAGGGCTAGAGATCCTAAAACAGGTAAAAATATAATTATACCGGGAAATATGAGTTATAACGAATGGTATAAGAAATATGTTGATAAACAATAATAACGTTTAATTTTATTAAACCGTCCTAGATATGACGTTAAACTGTCTTTTTATTATACCCAAGCATTTAAGGTAAAAAACTGTATGGAATAATAGTCGGGGACGACTTAAAAAATAGGAGGTTCAAACATGGATCAAGAGTTAAATAATGTCGAGACGGTTGAAGAAGAGAAGGTAACAGCTGAACCAACTAAAGAACAACCTAACGACAAGAAATATAGTGACGCTGAAGTAGACGAGATTATTGATAAGAAGTTTGCTAAATGGAAAAAAGAACAAGAAGCTGAACAAAGTGAAGCCAAGAAACTTAAATCTATGAATGCAGACGAAAAAACAAAATATAATCAAGACAAACGACAAGCTGAACTTGATAAGCGAGAGCAAGAAATTGCAAAACGTGAATTAATGGCGGAAGCTAAGTCGATATTAAACGAACGTGGTTTACCTGTTGATTTAGCTGGGGTTATTGATTTAACGGACGCTGACACGGTTAAAGCTTCTATTGAGGCGATTGGCAAACAGTGGGAACAAGCGGTACAAAAGGGCATTGCTGAGAAATTAAAAGGTACTCAACCACTAACTAAAGCACCTCAAAATTCAAATGGTATTACGAAGGAAGCATTAACAAAAATGAAATACCAAGAAAGACTAGATTTTAAAACAAAAAATCCAGATGAATATAATAAAGTAATGAAAGGATAATAATAAATATGGCAAATGTAACAATGATGACGGATGTATTTGATCCGCAAGTATTAGCAGAAATGTTAAATGAAACGGTAGGTAAATCAATCGTATTTTCTCCATTAGCTGAGGTAGATACAACATTAGTAGGACAACCCGGGACAACATTAACAGTACCGCAATGGAATTACATTGGTGACGCTGAAGATGTAGCTGAGGGAACAGCAATTCCACTTGCTAAATTAGGTAAAAAATCAACAGAAATGACAATTAAAAAAGCTGGTAAAGGGGTAGAACTTACTGACGAGTCAGTATTAGGAGGTTTAGGAGATCCGATTAACACGGCTGTAAGACAAATTGCTAAGTCTATTGACCAAAAAGTTGATAATGATGTATTAGCGGCTGCTAAAACAGCAACTCAAACATACACAACTAAGAGTGGATTAAAAACGGATGACTTATCTAACGCACAAGATATCTTCGAAAGTGAAAATGATGATGTTTATGTTTTAATTTGCCACCCTAAAGCGGCTTCTAAACTAAGAGTAAATGCGGCTAAAGAATGGTTAGCAGGTACTCAAGTCGGTGCTGATAGAGTGGTAAGTGGAACATATGGGGAAGTATTAAGTACACAAGTTGTGCGTTCTAAAAAATGCCAAGAAAATGAAGCGTTCTTAATTCAAACTAGTCTAAATGAAGAAGAAGATACTAAAGCGTTTAAAATTCTATTAAAACGTGATGTATTAACAGAATTCGATAGAAATATCATTAATAAAACTACTGTAATTACAGCTGACCGCCATTATGGAGTTTACTTACAAAATGCTAAAAAAGTTGTTAAAATTACAGTAACAGCTGAACTATAGGAGGGGCTTTTATATGAAATTTTTAGTCAAAAATCCAATTTTCGATACGAAAACCTCACAGACTTATCATGCTGGAGAAGTTTTTGAGGTTACTGCTAAAAGATTAGAAGAAATCAAAGTAGCGTTAGAGCAACAAGGTGGCTTTGAATTATATCTTGAAGAATTAACAGAAGAAACTACTTCAGCTAAGACTGAAGATGAAAATGCTAGTGAAACAGAAGTAACAAAAGAATAGGAGGTTTCCTATGCTTAATGAATTAGAACTATTAACTGGAGAAAGTGACGTAAAAGTCCTTTCTCTTCTTTTGCTAAGGGCTAATAATATAGTATTGGCAGAAACTAACAGGAGAGTTTTAACTCCTGAATTAGAACGTATAGCGTTAGAAATAGCGGTAGAAATGTTCAATAAACAAGGTAGTGAGGGTGAAGCGTCAAGAACTGAAGGCGGGATAGCTATTGTTTATCGTGATGGCTTACCCTCACATATCAAAAATACTTTATCTTCTTACAGGTTAGCGAGGTGTTCGGGTCGTGCGTTTGAAAAAGAACAGACTGAAACCTTACAAGATATTTAAATACGTAGTTAAGACTAATGAAGAAGGGGTACGTTTTAAAGGATATAAAGAAAATTCATATATTATTAATGCTGAAATATATCCAGCTTCAGGACGTATTCAAGCCCAAGTATACGGTGAAAAATTAAATTATATGTTAAATATGCTAATAGAACGTACTACTGAAATAAATGAGCGTGATGGAATTTGTATCAACAGTGAGACACCTAACTATGAAGTAGTATCCATTAAAAAATATACATTTCATAAATTAGTGGAGTTAAAAAAACTTTGACTGAAATACAGAATGTAAGCAGATTGATTAATAAGATCCATAGAATAGGTGGAACAGCAGGTGAACAAATTATAAAAGCTGGAGTCAGTAGAGGAACTAAGATAGTTCAATCTGAAGCTAAATTATTAGTGCCAACTAACTCTGGACGAACTAGAAATAGTATAAGAACAAAGGTTGATGGTTTGAAAGGTTCTGTTTATACTAATGAACCCTCAGCTGTATTTGTTGAATTCGGAACAGGTAGTGTAGGAGCCAGTAATCACGGTGGTATAAGTCCAAATGTTAGACCATCTTACAGAAATACTCCTTGGTGGTTTCATGAAAGCATGGTTGAGGGGGGGGACTTATCAGCATATAATTTTTTCACAATAGATACGCCCGTTGGTAAGTTCTATAAGACTGAGGGACAAGCGGCACAGCCATTTATGTACCCAGCATTGAAAAATAATAGGGCTAAAGTTTTAGCTGAGATGGAAAAGTATTTAAGTAGGAAATTGAAGGAGATAACAAAATGATAAATGTTAAACCGTTGATATATAAAGAGTTATCTAAAATAGCGACAAATGTAACAGATACATACCCCGCTGATTGGGAGACATTCCCTGTTGTAATTTATTTAGAAGAGGAGAATAAACCTCATGAATGGTTAGATAATGGAGTAGAAGAGACTACTTATTTACGTTACAAAGTCGATATTTTCGATAAGGAAAGTACTTCTAACATAGCCGTAGAAGTAGATAAAGTATTTAGTTCTTTAGGGTTGAAAAGAACTATGGCACAAGATATGCCAGACCCAAGTAATTTAAGGCATAAAGTTATGAGATTTGAAGGGATATATGATCCTGATACAAATATAGTATATCAATATAGAATGGAGGGCTAATATGTTAGCAAACGGAATTAAATTAGAATATAGTGAAACAACAAGTGGTTATACTCTGTTGACAGGGCTTAAGGAAGTACCCGAATTAGGGGTTGAACCTGAGAAAGTAGAGAATACAACACTAGCCGACACTGTAAAACAATATGAGTTAGGAATTGGAGACGCTGGGGAACTAGAATACAAATTTAAGTATGAAAATAAAACAGCAACATCACCATTTAGAGTATTACGTAAAGCTATGGACGCTAAAAAGGTTCTTAACTTTAAACAAACATATCCAGACGGTACAACAGTAACATTTAGAGGTCAAGTTGCAGTAAAACTTGGCGGTGGGGGTGTAAATGGTGTTATTGAATTTACACTTAAAGTTGCTTTACAGTCAGATTTAGTATTCGTAGACTCTTCAGTAGTAATGTAAGATAAGAAAGGAAATTAACATAGATGACAAAGAAACCATATACAACTTGGAAAGTTGGTAAAGAAGAATATAAACTAAAATTAACAACATCAGCAGTATGTAAACTTGAGGAGAATTTAGGGGTAAATATTGTTAAAATCTTTAATTTTAATGATGATTTTCCATTACCTCCTCTAAAAACTATGTTATATGTACTTCATGGTGCTATTACAAAATACCAACATGGGTTGAAATTTGATGATGTAATGAATATTTTTGACGAATATTTAGACGAAGGACACGATCAAATGGATTTATTAATGGAAGTATTAATTCCGTTAATGCAAGACTCGGGTTTTATTCCGAAGGAAGAGAAGAAAGCGGAAAAAGTCAAAGTTCTAAAATAATAGAAACTATGACTGAATATATTGGGGAGTTGTACCCTATTGCACTTGATGTAGGTATAACTCCTACTTTATTTTGGGAATATTCAATACAAGAAATAACAGATATTATTGATAGTAGAAATCGTGTATTAGAATTTAACAGGAAAAATGAATATATCCGTGATTATTATTTAGCTAAAAGTGTTGTTGAATGGTTAGCACCTATGTTAAGTAAAGACGCTAAACCACCCGAATTATGGAATTGTGCTCCTGACTATGTTTTCGAGAAAGAAAAAGAAGAAATCGAGAAAAAACGTATCGAATATGAATTAGAATTACATAAGGAACGAATGAGAGAATTTGCAATGAGGTTTAATTCTCAAAGGGCTAATAATATGCTATAATCTCTAATAGGAGGTTATGTATTTATGAGTAAAGAGAATAATTTTACAATGCCGTTAATGTGTCCGCAATGTAATTCACGAGATATTCAATTTCAATTAGTTAACCATCAAGATTTGAAACCAAAAGGAAAAAGCTTTCTATGGTGGGTAACAATAGGATGGTTGTGGGTTTTAGTTAAATGGGTAGTGTTTTATTTAATAATGGGAATATTTGTAATTCCATTTAAGTTTTTATTGCCGAAGAAATATAAAATACAAAACACAGTTGAAAACTATAAAATTTGTAAACATTGCGGATATCATTGGAAATAATCAAAGTTAAAGTCAATCAATAATGATTGGCTTTTTTATTTTACCTTGAAAGGAGGAGCAAGTGGCAACATTAGAAGAATTAAAAGTCGTTATCAACGCTGAATTGAAACCATTTCAACAAAAAATGAAAGAAATGGAGAATACAGTAACTCAATCAACTAATAACGTAAGAAATAAGCTTAGCGGGTTAAAAAATATGTTTTCAAGTTTAGCAAAAGTAGCCGCTTTAGGTATATTAGCTAGAGAGTTGTATCAATTAGGTAAATATTCAGTTCAAACAGCGTTAGAAGTTCAGGTTTCTATGAACCAAATTCAACGGCTTATGGGTGAAAGTTCTCAAGCTTTCTTGAAATGGGCTGAAAATAATGCATTAGCTTTTAATATGAGTAAAGCTGAAGCCATAAAATACGGATCAACCTATGGAAATATACTGGCTGGTTTCATTAAAAATCAAGACAAACTGGCAGGATATACAGCTAAACTGTTAGAAACATCTTCAATCATTGCACAAGGAACAGGGCGAACTATGACTGACGTTATGGAACGTATCCGAAGCGGTTTACTTGGGAATACTGAAGCTATTGAAGACCTAGGGGTAATGGTTCAAGTTAAAATGATTGAAAGTACAGAGGCGTTTAAAAAGTTTGCTAATGGTCAAAGTTGGGATCAATTAGACTTCCAAACACAGCAACAAATAAGGTTGATGGCGATTTTAGAACAAGCGACAAAACGTTATGGAGATACATTACAAGATAATGTTAACAACAGAATAGCAACGTTTAAGGCCTTGATGAAAGACTCAGCTTTAAATATCGGTAATGCGTTTTTACCTATAATTAATGCTATTATGCCTATTTTAAATGCATTTGCTAGTGTTATTCGAACAGCGACAGCGAAGTTGGCCGAATTCATTCAGTTACTATTCGATAAGAAAGTAAGTAGTACTGATGGAGTTGCAGGAGCTGTAAATAATGCGACCCAAGGGTTGAAAGGTGCAGGGAATGCGGCTGGAGACTTAGCCGATAATTTAGATGACGCTGGCGGAGGTGCTGGCAACCTAGCTGACAATGTAGGAAAAGCAGGTAAAGCCGCTAAAAAAGCGGCAAAAGAATTACGTGGTTTAATGGGGTTTGATGAAATCAACCTATTAAATAAAAAGAATGATGACTCTGACGACAACTCTGGAGGAGGTGGCGGAGGAGGTAAAGGCGGTAAAGGAAAAGGAGCTGGCGGTAAAGATATTTTACCTGATATAGACATTTCTGACAGAGGGACAAAATATAACACTATGTTTGATGGGCTTCTTGAAAAGCTTAAGCCTTTACTAGCTTTTCTTGAGCATTTAAAAAACTTGTTTAGCCTTGGTTGGAAACTTACTTTTAGAGAAGAAGGTATTGAGCAACTTAAAAAATCACTTATGGGTATTAAAGAGTCGTTAGAAATAATATTTGGTGATGGTTTAGTTGCACGAACGGCCGGAACATTCTTAGAAAGGTTAGCATTTGCATTAGGACAAACAACAGCGGCGTTAGCTAATGTTGTATTAGGAATAGCCATATTTATTGCTGAAAGTCTTAATAAATCGTTGCAGGAAACTAGACTTGATATAAAAAGTTGGCTTATGCGAAGTTTCTTAGAAATGGGAGATATAGTAGGAAGCATTGGTAATATTGCTGCTGATATTTCAAACATTTTCTATGACACTATAACTAGTCAACCTTCAACAGATATTGGAGCTAATATAATTTCGACATTAACATACGCTACCATGGGTGTAACCGATGTAGGCTTAAAATTAGGTCGTGACATCCTTGCTGGAATAGAAAAAACAGTTAGCGAAAATAAAGACAAAGTTACTCAAGCTTACATAGGTATATTAGAAGCCTTACGACCAGTTTCAGAGAGTATTAAAGATTTTGTAAAAGATGGGTTTGGTATATTTAATAAGGTTTACGATGAACATATTAAGCCATTTATTGATTCATTTTGGAAAGGATTTTCTAAAATAACAGGTGTTTTAACTGATTCATTCAACAATAACATCAACCCAGTATTGAAAAAATTAGGTGATAGATTCCAAAATACTTATCAAAATTACATTAAACCAACTATGGAAAGTGTTGGTAATCTATTAGGTATTGTTTTCGATATACTAAAAAAATTATGGGAAAATGTATTAGTGCCATTCCTTAGCTTTTTAGCTGATAATGTATTTCCAGTAATTGCTCCTATAATTGAACGAATAGGAACTTTCTTCTTAACTAATATTCAGATGATAATTTCTAAATTTAAGTTAATAGTTGATGTTATTACAGGAGTACTTAAAATTCTTGAAGGTATCTTCAGTGGTGATTGGGCTAAAATTTGGGAAGGTGTGAAAGATATATTTGTTGGTGTTTGGGATTTTATAGTCGGAGTTATTTCAACTGTTTGGGAACAAATTAAAACTATTGTTGAAACTAGGTTTGATATCGTGAAAGCCGTTATTAAAGTTATTCTAGACACTATAGTTTTATATTTTACAATTGCATTTAATTCTGTAAAAGGTGTTTGGGGATTAATTATTAGTTTCTTCCAAGGTTTATGGGATGGAATAGTAACAATATTCTCAGTTGTAGGAACTTGGTTCACAGAACGTTTCAAAGAAGCATGGGACGGTTTAACAAATATATTTAGAGTCATAGGTCAATGGTTCAGCGAAAGATGGAACGAGGTTAAAAACATTCTATCTCCTATAGGTCAATGGTTTAAGGATAAATTCCAAAATGCTTGGGATAATCTGACAAATATATTTAAGTCATTAGGCTCTTGGTTTGGTGCAAGATGGAACGATGTAACAAATGCACTTAGCAACGTTGCTAGTTGGTTTGGAAATACCTTCACTAGTGCATATAATGCGGTTAAGAATGCATTTAGTTCTATAGGATCATTCTTCAGCGGTGTATGGTCTACTGTTAGGAACATATTTGTAAATGCTGGTCAAATGGTCGGAAGTGCTGTTGGTGGAGCATTTAGAGGAGCGGTTAATGCTGTATTAGGAACTATTGAAAATATAGTAAATGGATTTATTAATATGATTAATGGTGTAATAGGAGTTATTAACGCATTACCGGGAGTTTCATTAGGATATATCAATGGTATTAGTTTGCCAAGGCTTGCTCGTGGTGGTATTGTTGATAGCCCAACAATTGCAATGATTGGGGAAGCTGGTAAAGAAGCGGTTGTACCACTTGAAAATACTGGATTCTTACAAACTATGGGACGTGTTGTTAGTAGTGCTGTTGCTGATGTAATTGGAAACAACCAACCAACTTCAGGCGGTTTAACTGGTGATATCGTGATCCAGTTAGGTGGCACTGAGTACGCTAGATTTACAATTGATGAAATCAATAAAGAACAGGAAAGAGTAGGTCAAACTCTTATAAAAATTTAGGAGGAACAATATATGGCAAAGTTAATTATTAATGGAGTAACAATTGTTACTCCTAAATCATTTCAAGTATCTATTCAAGATATCGATGGAGAAACAGGACGTGACGCCAACGGAAATATGGTAAGAGATAGAGTTACAACTAAAAGAAAATTAGATTGTGAATGGGGTTTTTTAACTCAGTCTGAAATGAGTACCTTATTGAGTAGTGTTACAAGCGAATTCTTTTCAGTTTCCTACCCTGACCCTATCATAGGTCAAACAACAAAAACATTTTACGTTGGGGATAGAAGTTCACCAGCTTATAGTTTTAGTGAAAAATTCAAGCCGTGGAGTGGCTTAAAAATGAATTTCATAGAAAGGTAGGTTAATATGTTTAACAACAACACAAGTTATCAAGAAGCAATAAATGCACCCTCGAGACGAATTACTGGGAACGTAACAATAAAGGGTCAGAAATTGTCTGATGATATTTCATCAATAGACTATGTTAGTTCAATTTCCGGGAATACACTTACTATTGGTGCTACAAATGCTTCAACAGTAGAAATTAAATTCAAGAAGTTAATAGAAGGATTAGCAGAGAGGGAGTTAATAAAGGTTTCATTTTCTGTTCAAACATCTAGTGGAATTGTTGAAAGACAAATTGGAGAGTTCTTCTTAACTGAAATAAAACTTGATAGAAACAATAAAACAACAACGTTAAAAGCCATGGATAAAATGGCTTTTTTAAATGATAAATATACTTCTACTTTACTTTATCCAACCTTAGGAAGGAATATAGTACAAGAGATAGCTAATAGCTGTAATTTGAGGGTTAATAATAATCTTAATATAACAAATTTACCTAGTTTTAGTAAAAAGTTAGAAAAAGTTACTTACCGCGAAATGTTAGGTTACTTGGCCCAGACAGTAGGAGCTTTTGTAATTTTTAATAATAATGGTGAATTAGAGTTTAGAAAATTAAATAGAACTCAAAAACAAATCTCAAAAGGTTCATATCTTTTAAAAGGTTTGGAAGTGGACGAGGTAGAATACAGGATTAACGGTATTTCTATTAGTTTAAATAACCAAGAGAAAACAATATTAGCTGTTGGTAGCCCGTTAGGTACACAGGTTAAACTTACTAACCCATTAATGACTCAAGGGTGGTTAAATTCTATCTTCTCAGAGTATTCAAAATTAAGATTCAACCCGTTTAAATTAAATTGGCGTGGTGATCCGTTTGTTGAAGTAGGTGATTGGGTTTCTATAGAAATAGCTAACGGTTCTTACCGTGCGTTTCCTATCTTGGAATTAAAGCTATCTTATAGTGGTGGTTTAAAGTCTACTATAGGGGCTAATGTCAAGGGGACTACAACTTCAACGACAGAATATAAAGGAACAGTAGAACGTCAAATTGAGTTTATTAATGCTCGATTAGGTGCTTCAGGTAACTATGTGTATGCTGATACCGTTGAACCAACTAACCCAAAAGAGGGTGACACATGGTTTAAACCGAACGGAGCATTTACTGATTTATATATATATGAAAATAACCAGTGGGTTTTAAAAACATCAACGGGAAATATTGAAGGGTTAATAACTAAAATTACTGACTCAAGTGTTTCAACTCAAAACTTAGCTACAGCAATAGCGAAAATCATAGAACTTGACGCTGCTAGAATTACAACTGGTAGCCTTACTTTTGAACAATTAAGCAGTAATACTGTTAGTGAAATAAGAAAAGGTATGGTCAGCGAAACAAAATTTAATAGTTTTGTAAATGATTCTAATGGCTTGCGACAACAGATGAGTTCTGAGATTGAAAGGGTTGTTGAAAGTAAAAAATCAACACTTAAAGGACAAGACGGAACAAGTAGTTATATTCACCGTAAATATAGTGATAATGCTAATGGAACACCTATGAGTGATAACTCTAATCTAAAATATATCGGGATATATACCGGCAACAAACAACAAGCACCTACTAACGCTAGCGAGTATAGTTGGACTAAGATTCGTGGAGAAGACGGAGCGAAAGGTCGAGATGGTGTAGACGGTAAGTCTATAAATAGAAACTATATAATTGATAGTGATAAATTAACTAACATAAATTCGGGTGGAACAAACTGGGAAAAAACAGTTGAAAATGGAACTTTAGTCTTTACTAAAGTTAGAGCTACCGAAAGTACGGGGATTTGGACTCAAATTATGCCAATTTTGAAAGATAATTTTCAAAACGAAGTATTGACGTGGAGTGTAGACGTTAAAGCAAGTAAAAATATTTCTTTTAACAATGTGGGACAAGAAACTAACGGATTTAAGGGAAGAGTAGATATTACCACACAATGGCAACGAATATCCCACACATTTACAAATAGATATACACAACACTACGCTTTTGTGTTTTATCAAATGATAGGAACATGTTCACCTGGAGATAAAGTTTATGTACGTTTGCCTAAACTTGAAAAAGGTAATGTTGCAACAGAATGGTCGCCCGCTTACGAAGACTTGAGAGGACGTGACGGCGTAAGTAACTACATTCACAGGAAATATAGCGACTCTTCAAACGGTGCTAATATGGATGACAATTCAAATCGTAAGTATATAGGAATTTACACAGGAACAAGCCCAACTCCTCCAACAACAGCAAGCAGTTACTTATGGTCGAAGATAAAAGGTGAAGACGGAGCAAACGGAGTACCTGGGGCTAAAGGTGCTGATGGTCGTACACCATATTTCCACACAGCTTATTCTAATAGTCCTACTGGTGACAGAGATTTTAGCACAATAAATAGTAACGATAAACTATATATAGGAACGTACAGCGATTTTGAGATTGCCGATAGTACTGATTATAGAAAGTATAAATGGGTAAAAATCAAAGGAGAAGATGGGCGTAACGGAGTAAGTAGTTACATTTACCGTAAGTACAGCGACAACGCCAACGGGTCACCGATGAGTGATAACTCAAGTCTAAAGTATATAGGTATTTATACCGGTACTAGTGCAACAGCTCCAACAACACCGTCAGCTTACACTTGGAGTAAAATTAAGGGTGAAGACGGTCAACAAGGTGTGCCGGGTGCTAGAGGTACAGATGGTAGAACTAGCTATTTACATACGGCTTATTCTAATAGTGCGACAGGAGACCGTGATTTCAGTACAACGAACAGCACTAACAAAGAGTACATTGGAACTTACACTGATTTTGAAATTAATGACAGTAATGATTACCGTCGTTATAAATGGGTTAAAATCAAAGGAGAAAATGGTAGAGACGGCAAGTCTATAAATGAAAATCTATTGCCTAATTCAATTTTCAATCAAGGTTTTGCAAAATGGGAGGATAAATTAACAAACAGTGGACTTAATCACAGTTTTGACCATGCTATTGCTAATTTTGGAAGAGGATTGCATATTTGGGGTACTGCTAACGCTGACTATAAGGGTTTATCAAGCTTTCCATTTAATTTAGTAGCTAAGCAAGGTGATAAGTTAACCTTAAGTATGGATTTAGGGAAAGATGCATTAAATAACAATGCACCATTATTATTAGGTATTCATTACATGGACGATAAGGGCGTTATTGTTTCACAACAATGGCAAACACTAGATTTAGCAACACAAAATTTTGAGGTTAGGAAATACAAACGTATTTCAAGAGTGTTTACAGTCCAAAAAGACATTAGAAAATGTCGTGTGATGATATACGCCACTACAAGCCAACTTATTAATTTTTACATCGATAATATCAAGTTAGAACGTGGAGAAGTAGCAACCGAATGGTCTCCAGCATATGAAGACTTACAAGCCCACACTTTAACCGCTAATTTGAGATTAGAAGGTACTTACATTAATGGCGTAACAAATAACGTTAAGTGTTATTTGGATGTATTTTATGACGGTCAGAAGATAACTGATGGTTTCAATGCTCAGATAAAATTCAAGGGCGGTATTTTAAATACTTGGAGTAATTTTTGGACTGCGAAAGTCGACAACACAGGATTTTTAACGAATGTAAGCTGGGGGGATAAGGAACAACAATACCCGATAGCATTAGATGTTATTGTATTAGTCACTTATAAGGATTTAAATGCCGTCGCTAATGCAAGGATGGAAAATATTCCAGATGTTGTTGAAATTAAAGAAGTTGTTAAGAAATATAAGACGTTTGAAAGCACGCTAGAAGGCTTTACCTCAGTTGTAGGTGAAATTAATACTAAGGTACTAACTAAACAACAGATTAGACAAAATTTAAGTAGTGAAGATGTTGAGAAAACGGGAAATGATTTATATTTTAATACTAAAGAAAATTTAGTAGCTAATGAATATTACACGATTTTAGCTGATTTAGATAACGTCCCAGCTAACCAACAAGCTTATATCTATAGTGCTAGTGATGGTGGAGATAAAAAAACAATTCAGAACGGGTTAAATTACTGGGTTGTGAAATACACAACTAATCAAACTAGAATCAATCTATACCCATTAGGAACCAACACTAAAGTCAAGAATGTAAGAATTTACAAGGGGGATTTTAGGATTAAGAAGGATGATGAACGAGAAAACTTATATAGTAGTTCTGCTACTGATAGCGGTGATAAATTTATTCATCTAAATTTAATTAAAAATAAAATAAACGGAAACGTTTATACTGTTAAATTTGACGCTTCCGGATATTCTTATGGTGATAGATGGGATATTTACAATCGCATTGGATATGATGAGAATAATCTAACTCAAATTTTAAAGTCTAAAGATAATGAATTTACATTCACTATTAATGACAATACAACGGCTGACAGAATGTATATAAGAATGAAATTAGTTGGAAATACTACCATTTCTAACGTTGAAATATACGATGTAAGCACTGAATATGTAAAAAATAGTCAAGTAAGTAAGTTAGAAAGCTCAATCAAACAGACTAAAGATGAGATTGATTTAAAAGTTAGTAAGGATAATGTGATAAACTCAATAAATATTAGTGCTGAGGGCACTAGAATAAAAGGTGATTTAATCGCCGATTATTTGTACGGAAAGACTATTGAAGGGGCGGTTATCCAAGGTAATTCAAAAATTAAAATAGGTAAACACGGATATATGATTCCCGCCGGCGATGGATTAAGATTCTGCCTTCCTGAAAAGCCAGATGCAAACAAGGGTGTCGGGGTTCAAATGTTAGGAAATTATGGTCGTGATGGTGATACTGCTTACGGGTTCTACTTATATGTGGACCCTAATTTCGATACTACAGAAGTAGCTGCTACTAACTCTTATCTAATGACTGTAAATGGATATATTTCCACTAGAGGTGTAAATAATTTGAAATTCCAAAATTATTCAGATAGTAGTACAGCAATAGGTGTGTGGGATAAAAATGTATCATTGCTTTTTGATAGAACTAAAAATGATATATATTACGAATGGAACGGCAAAATCTATAGTATATGGCAAATGGTAGATAGATTTTATAGCACTACTTCTGATGCTAGATTAAAAAAAGATATTAGACCTTGTGCTTATAAAGCGCTAGATTTAATAAATGATTTTAAATTTAAAAGTTTTAATTGGGAACATAGGGAGCAATTGGAAAAGAAACCATTTACTGAAATAGGATTGATTGCTCAAGATGTTGAAAAGATAAATAAAAACTTTGTAACTATGGCAGGGGAATATAAAACATTGAATCAGTTTAATTTACTTACTTATTCTCTAAAAGCTATTCAAGAACTATCTCAAGAAAACACCAACCTTAAATCACAACTTAAAGAAATGAATGAAAGACTAACTAAACTGGAGGATAAAATCAATGGCAACTTATAAAAAAAACTATGCACGTGCCACTTACGACAGCAACGGAGGAGTGCTGACAACCATCGTCAGTATATTTAGTACTAGCGGTGGAACGGTGATTGAAACCACGCTAAAAGGTGACCATTTAACGAAGTCAGAAGATGAAATAGTACAACTGGCACTTGACCAATTTTATCAAGATACTTACCCTAATAAAGCTGAAAATGAACGATTTACTAAGGTTGATGAAAAGCTAAAAGTACTGGATACTAAACTAGCTGAAATGGATAAGATGAAAAAAGAACTTGAAATCACACAAGGTTCTTTAATGGATTTAATCACACAAATGAGTGGAAGTTTGGAGGATGAACACCATGAGGATAATACACAACCTAAAAATACAACTGAAGGAGGTGACAGTAATGATGGCAATGCTATTCGCAATTAATATCGCAAAAGGTAAACGTACGTTTGCACAAGTACCAAACTTTTTGAAAGAAAAAGTTAAAGAATGCTTAATCGATATGGATTTAGAACACCTAGCAAAAGAGGGGGCTTAAAGCCCTCTTTTATTTTGAAAAGAAAGGAGTTTGATTAATGGAAATTACACTACCAGAACTAGCCGAACGCTATTATCATTTAGTGCAAGATGTATACATTCATGCTTTTACTCTTGTTGTATTTTTTGATGTGCTAACAGGTATAGCCAAAGCTTTCGTCACAAAGACACTAAATTCAACAATAAATAGACGTGGACTGATTGAACATATCATTGTATGTGTGATGTGTATAACTGTATATCCATATCTACTATATTTAGGTTTTAACGAGATAGCAACAGCTTTCTTGTTATTTTTTACATTAAGTTATTGTCTAAGTTTAATCGAAAATCTAAGTGCTTTAGGAGTACCATTTCCAACTGGTATTAGAAAAAGACTTGAGAAACTACGAGATGAACTGGACGGAAAGGAATAAGAAATGAAAAAATTAATTAAATTAGAATTTAACAACACTACAAGAGAAAGAAAAACTGAAGATAGTTATTCAGAATTATATTCTCATGATAAAAATAACGGATCATTTGAGTTTGAGATATTAAATGAAACACTAACAACTGAACAAGTTACAGCTTTATTCAAATTTACAGAAAGTAATAAAATCTGGAAAACTACTGGAACGGTAGAAGGTAACAAAGTAAAAGTAACGTTTGATACTACTTTAATTACTCAAAATGAAACGGTTATTTGTTATCTTTATTTTGACGAAGAACAACGAACTTCTGATACATTCAGATTTAAGTTTAAAGTCAAAGTATCTGAAATTGATAAAATGAGTCGCTACGAAGTCAAAGAACGTTTTATCAACAATACTGTAATCGTTGATAGATTAGACGTTGTGACAAAGGATGAATTAAAAGAAGCGTTAAAAAATGTTGGTGGAATAGCAACAGAAGGACTACTAACAGAGGTTAAGGCTGAAGAATTATTTGTTAAAAAAACTGATGCCGTGGATAATACTAATTTTGAATTAGTAAAAAATAGAGTACTAGCATTAGAATTAAAAACTGATAAAGATACAGTATATGATGATAGTGAAGTAAAAGAACGACTTACAACGCTTGAGAATAAAGCCCCTGTAGATTTATCAAACTATGCTACTAAACAAGAATTAGCTAACGTTAGTGGTAGTCAACCATTAGCTGACAACCTTGTGACTAAAGAGGAACTAGAGAACAGACATTACATTTCAGATGTAAGTAATCTAGCTACTAAGGATGAATTAAACGAGGTTAGGAACAGTCAACCAACAGTTGACACTTCACATTTAGTTACTAGAGATGAACTAGAAGGTAAAGGATATCTAACTGAACATCAAGATTTAACACCGTACGCTCTAAAATCTGAAATACCGCAACCATACAATGATACTCCATTAAATGAACGTATTACAGCATTGGAGAATAAACCAACAACTGGTGGTAGTGTTGATACTTCTAATCTGGCAACAAAAGAAGAGTTAGCTAAGGCGGTTACAAAAGAGGAATTAGAAACTAAACATTATGTTACTGAAGAAGAATTAAATAACAAAGCATATCTGACTACACATCAAAGTTTAGATAATGTTGTTACAAAAGAAGAATTAGCTACTAAAGGATATATATCTGATGTAAGTAATTTAGTTACAAAAGAAGAGTTAGAAAGCAAGAATTATTTAACAACACCTTACAATGATACACCTTTAAAAGAACGTGTAGAAGTGCTTGAAAATAAGGTTGATAAAGATACGATCTATAATGATACAGAACTAAGAAATAGAGTTGAGGTATTAGAGAATAAACCTAATGTGGATTTATCAAGCTATGTGACTAATGATCAGTTAGAAAACAAAGGATTTATTAAGCAACATCAAGAACTTACACACCTTGCTACTACTAGCGATTTAGAGGTGTTGAGGAATATCGCTGCTAGTAAAGCGGATTTAAGTAAGAAGGTTGACACTACTGATTTTAATACTTTCAAAGATAATGTTGTTACAAAAACTGAATTGGCTGAGAAAGGATATCTGACAACACATCAAGATTTATCCGAATACGCTTTAAAATCAGAATTATACAACGATAGTAATTTACAATTTCGTTTTAATTCGCTAGATTACGATGTTCGAAATAGTGTAGATTCTCTTAAAAAAAGTGTAGGGGACTTTGAATACAAACTTAGAGATTACGATGATAAAATCTCAAATTTAGATAGTACAATCTCATATTCAGCGACAAAAAATGAATTATACGATTACGTTAAACGTACAGAACTACCAGCACCGTATGATGATACGGAGTTACGTAATAGTTTACATTCTGTAGAAAATGAGTTGAGAAACAAGGAAAATGAGTTTAATTCTAGATTTGTTTCAAAAGACGACTTGAGAACACTTGTAACAGAAATTGTATCTCAGTTAAAATCAGAGAATAATTAAGGAGGATAAATAAATGGAACAATTACAACCTATTTTATTAACATTAATCGTATTCGGACTTAACTTATTAGGTAAGTTTTTAAAAGAGTGGAAACCATTCCCTACAGAGCTTATCCCTCAAGTATTAGGAGTACTTGGGGGCTTAATCGGTTGGGCGGTCTTTAAAGATACTAACGCAGTACTTTTAGGACTTGCAAGTGTAGGAACACATCAGGTGGTTAAGCAGTCTAGAAATAACGATAACATTGATAATTCAGAGAAATAATGATATAATCTAATTATCAATCCCCCCGTTCCTTTATAGGCAGTTACGACTGACACGGGGGTTCTTTTGTAGGTATCAACGAAGAGTTGAGAAAAACGTAGAAGACTAGGTTCATAATCTAGTCTTTTTTATATTAATTAAACAAAACGGAGGACAAATAAATGGTTAAAACAATTGAAATTATAAACGAGGTAAAACGAATAGCGAATTTAGGAATCGGAGTAGACCAAGACGGTGCTTACGGAACACAATGTGTTGATGAACCGAACTATCTATCAGTATTATTTTTCGGAAAAGCCTTATGGGGAAATGCTATCGACTTATTAAATAGTGCAGCTGCATTAGGATATACAGTTGAGTATAATGAGGCTGGGAACTTAGATAGTAAACCTAGAGCAGGAGCAGTATTTGTAATGGATACAACTTATATATACGGACATCCTTTTGGCCATACTGGAGTTGTTATCGAAGATAGTGACGGTTATACAATGAAAACTGTAGAACAAAACGTTGATGGTAATGCAGATAGCTTATATGTAGGTGGGCCAGCACGATATATGGAACGTAATT